TCTTCTTTCATCTGAATCCATATCGTGCCACTCTTTTATGGCTTGACCAGCATCATCAAATCTACATCTATCATCATATATATACGGTGTTGGTATTGAACCAACAAGAGAACGATTTGATGGCCATACTGGTTTCACCCATTCACCCCAAGTTAAATCAGGGTGGTCTTTCCATTTTCTGTCATCGTGAAATGATTTTATTTCATCATAGTCTTCAGCTGTTACGTGTTTACCTTTTAATTTAAATCCACATTGGTCTTGTAATCCACCTGTAATATTAACAATAATAGGTGTTCCACTCATCAAAGATTCACAAGTTCCTAATCCAAATCCCTCATTAGATGCGATATTAATCGTTACATCAGCCATATTATATAACCAATTTAATTGATTTGGTTCTAATTTTCTATCACTAAAATAAATTTTAAGTTCTGGACACATAGCCTTAATTAACGCTGGTAAATCAGTTCCATTTTCATCTATTGGTTGAGTATGCATTAATAACCCACATTTGTTTTTTTCTTCCTCTGTTAGAGTATCACAAAATGTTTTAAATGCCATAATGACATCACCAGTCATTTTTCTACGAATATTTCTATTATTATAAAAAACTATAAATTCAATATTATCATCTGTAAGTTGTTTTTTCATAGACTCAACTTGTTTATACTCTTCATCAAATACTGATATAGGATAAAAATATTTTTCACTAATACCGTGAGGGATATAAGTACAATCCCAATCCGTTCTTGGTTTTCTTTTAGAAACCTCTTTTACAATAGCTACTGTTTGTTTAGATATGTTCATAATTAAATCAGAACACTCGTAGAAATTTTCATTGTATTGAGGAGCAGGCCAGTCATCCCATATATTATAATAAAAAATAGGCATCTCCTGCCTAACTTCGTGTTCCATTTCATACAACCAACCCCAAAATCTTGGGTCTGTATAATGCATTATAGCATCGGGATTCTCTATACCCATTATTTGTCTTAATAATTCTGGACTTCCATAACCATCTACTGGATATATTTTTAGGTTAGCATCTTTAACTCCAGTTTCATTACGAATAGACTCATTCATATCTACCACTTTACCGTTTTCTGGATGTTTTATTGCTCCACCAATTTGTACCCAATCATAATGATGTGCAGTTCCCAATACAAACTCTTTTGACATTGTACCAATACCAGATGACATTCTTAAATCATCTGACAAGAGTAAAATCTTCTTTTTAGCCATATAACCTCTAATCGTTTAGTATTTTTTTATCATTTATCGATATATCAAAATAATCTAACATTTCTAGTTTGTCGTGATAATTTGACATCTTTTCCAACTCACTCTCAATAGTCTCCATTAAATCAGGATGTTCCCCTACTCCAACAGAATTATTTAGTAAATTCTCTACATTTATACGATGTTTTTCAATTTGTGCTTTAAAATGTAGTTTACTAGCTTGTAATAAATCATCTCTTAAATTCATAGTCTACTCCCACTTGGTATTAATTTATCATACGATTGTATTTTATCTTTAAAGTTAGTATCTAAAACATATAAATCCATTGAACGATTGACCAATTTTTGTAGCGTAAACTCATCGTCTAATGTATTTGTTTTAAATTTTTTATATAACTCTTTCAGTATTTTTACTGAAGTCAATTTGTAATCCATAAAAACCTCTTTATATATACATATATAAATATATATTAACTTAATATTTTAACTAATTTTTTTCCTTTTTTTGCGTATTCTACTGTATTCATCGTACCTCTTGATTCAACTCCGTCTGGTATAAATGCAACTATAATGTCACTATACTCTGCAATTTGTTTATTTCTTTTAAAATAGTTTGAAACATAATATGGTTTATTATATTTTGTAGCTGGTAGTTTACAATGCATATTCCAACTATAATGGGATGGTGGAAACTCTACATATTTCATATTAAATTCTAAAGCAAATTTCTTTGCGTATCCATCTGCACCATCTTTTTGGCCACCACTTACAATCTCTACATTACCACCGTGTTTTTCTTTTATTTCAAATATTAAATCTTTTATTTTTTTCTTATTGGTATATCCTCTACTACCAACTATACCTATCTTAATCTTCGTAGTCATTTCTTTTTTGTTTTTTTACTGGTTTTTCTGAAGTAGTGAATTTCGCTACATTATAAAAATCATCTAACCCTCGTAATATATGTTCTTTTTTAGTATAACCAAATTGAAATCTTTTCCTTGAATTGTAAGATGTTCCTGATGGAACTATATCAAACCATATAAAATCACTCATTCTAATACTAGAACCTTGTTTAACAATAGTTTTAAAAGATAACTTATCTTCCCATCTCATTAAAAAATCTTTTAGTGTTTCATTTGTTATTTCGTCATCGTCAAACCAAAGATGTAATAAAACTGCAATATGTAATTCATTATGAATACGATTAATTTTTTCCATAATCGTTGGTTCAAATTCAGTATTAATAAAATCTGATAATTTTAGTCTTAAACTTAATTTAGATAACATTACTTAACTCCTGCATCACAATGTTCTGTTTGATTAAATTCACAAAATCTACAATTTTTCTTAGATGGTTGTTTAATATAATTATGTTCTAAGTTATATTCTCCATCAATAAAAGATTCACTAAGAAACTGATTCAATTTATTCATTAACTTATTTATACTTGGTTTACCACTAGCTGGTGCAAATGTCTGAACTCTACGTTGAGGAAAATCTACTTTCTCATATAGTTTACGTTTCACAATAAAATATTCTATATCTATTTTGTCTAATGGTATATCGTGTTGAGCACCATAGAATTGTTTATACAGTAATAGTTGGTCTGTTTTGTTCTTATCAGCTTTTGCATATTTATTCCAACCCATTGTAGAAGTTTTTATATCTATAATTTTATATCTATCTCGTACACTATCATAAATTATAACATCTATATAACCAATAAACTTAATTTTATTTGGTAAATCATAATTGACAGGAACTTCAATACCTACTAACTCATAACCTTTTTTACTGAAATACATACTACGTTTTTTCTTAAACCAATCTAATATTAGTAATCCGTGATTATAAAATTCTTCCATATCCTCTTGTTCACAAAAAACTTCACCACCATTTCTTTCCATAATTTGAGTATAGTTTGTTTTCATTCTATGTAATAACATATTATCTAATGGTAATGCATCAGCTACTTTAATTGTATCATTATACATTACAGTAAGATAAGTTTGTAACACCTCGTGCATAGAAGTACCAAATAGAGTATGAATACTATCTGTAAATTCTCCTAACCCATCAATGTAATTTAATTTCCATTTGTATGGACAAGTAACCCATTGATTATATTGACTATAACTTATTCGTTTCATTTTCCCCACTTATCACGACCAACAATTGTAGCCATAATTCCATAGTTTGAAACATCAAGATACGCATCTTCTAATGGTTCATCTTTAACTGCTGATTCTCTATCGTTTAGTAATAACGTTTTCATTCGTTGTAACTTATCGTTCATACGAAACCACAAACCTGTAAGTGATAATTTAATTTCCTCTGGTGTTTGTAGTTGAGTTCCAACAGAAATATTACCAGGCCCATAATCGTGTTGTTTGTTTAAGAACAATTCGTATTGTTCTCGTTGGATTTTCTTGAACTCCTTAGTCATTTCAGGCCACTCTTTCTCCATCTTTTCTATAACATCATAATCCTCTGACTCTGAACGAGGGCTATCTTTTATAACCTTTGACATATATTTCTCCTAATTTACATACTTGAATATACGAATAAATTCATATATAAGTCAAGTATTATTTTTTATTTCCTGCAGTATATCCACCTACACTACCGAGTACGTTCAAACCAAGAGATTCTATTTTTTTGGGTTCTATTCCCCATTTTTTACATATTTCTCCTAACTCTAACATACCACCTTCTGTAAGCATATACATCTCAATAGCATCATACGCTTCTCGTTTACTAACGTCCATATGATTAGCTACAATATTGATTAACCAATTTGGATATTCCATTTGATTTCTCCCTTTAATATATTTCAACCATTGTTTACCTTTTGGTAATACATTGGTGTATAATTTATATAATTCTTTTGGTTGTAAGTTATATTTTTGTAATTCATTTACTAACTCAACCCACTCCATATTCATAGATAAGAATCTGTGAGTCATATAATTAGACCAAGACTTTTTATCTTCGTCTGATATTTCTTCCCAATAATTAGGACTTTGAACCGCTGTTATCTGTTTGATGTGGTCGAATAGACTCTTTCTTTTTACCGAAAATTTTTTCGTATTTTTTTTCCCACTCTTCATAACTTATCCCAACTCTCGGTGAATCACCCTTTCCTGCAGAAGATTTACCTGAAAATATTGATTTTCTTTTTTCACTCATATGTCCAAACTAGGAAACTTATCTGATTTTAATTCTTCTTCTAAACCACTACCCTCTAAAAATCCTTCAGCAACCTTACCACAATTACCACAACTATAAACTTGTACAGGAATAAGTGTTTCTTGACCTGTAGGTGATACAATAGCTGATAATTTTTTTAGAACAAATGAAGTTATAAATAAATAGTTATTACAATCATTACATTTAATAGTATCTGCTTGTTTCAAATCAACCTGAACTTGTTGTTTTGGTTTTTTTAATGGCCCTTTTGGATGCA